AATAAAGCAGATTCATTTCTTACTAAAAACATAAGACCTTTAAGCCTTGCTTTTTTAACCTTGTCTCTTTTTATTTATGTGATTTTAGATAGCTCTTTGCAATCTTTTAATATAGATCAACAATGGATTTCATTACTTGGAAATCTACTTATGCTTGTTTATGGTGGTTATTTTGGTGCTAGAACACTAGAAAAAATAAGAAAATAAAATAAATTTTAAGGTTTTTCTCATTATATATATATGGGAAAAGACAGCCGATTTAGATTATCAGACGAAAAAGCAAAAAAATTAGGATTAGTTTTAAATAAGTCAAAACGTTACAGATTAAATAAAGAGAAACTAAAAGAATTAAAAAATGAAGTAAAATCAGAATCAAAACCAAACAATTATAACTCTAGCTCTTTTGTTCTATCTGCTTGGAATATGTCAAGTGGTCAAATGATGAACATAGATAAGTATTGTTCACATTATAGTTTACCAAGAGCAGATATATCTTCTTATAAATTAGTTTCTCATACTGGTACTCCATACTATAATATTGTATTTAAAGAGAATGTAGAAGAAAACAAATTAGACTTAGAACACATAAGGAATGTGCTACAAGACGAAATAGTAAGAGACTACAATCCTATAAAATATCACTACAAACAAAATAAAGAAGCAGTTTTAAAATGGGCAGACCTACACTTTGGTGCACATATTAGGAATCTTCTTATTACTCACGATTACGACAAAGACATACTAGAGAAAGGATTACTAAGAAGTGTTGAGGAAACAAACGAGCTAGGTTTTAAAAAAGTTCACGTTCATATTAACGGAGATTTGATAGAGAGCTTCTCTGGTTTAAATCATATCAATTCTTGGATGTCTATGGATAAAGATTTGATAGGGTCAAAAGCAGTAATGTTATGTACTAAATTATTAGACAAAGCATTATCTAAAATTAAGAATCTTGGTACTATTAAAATAGTGGCTGGAAATCACGATAGACTTTCTAAAAACAACGATGAAGATGTAAAAGGTGGTGCAGCAGAGCTTATTGCTTGGGGGTTAGAATTAAAAGGGTATGATATAGACTTCCATCCGTTTGTAACTACGCACCAAGTAGAGGGAATTAATCATATTAATTTACATGGGGATAAAGGTATATCAAGAAAACCATCTAGTGATATAATTTTAAACTACGGTAAGCAAGGAACTTACAACTTTATCTTTGAAGCTCATTTACATTCTATTATAGAAAAACTTTCTGTAACACAAAGAAGCAAGTTTAATATTGTCTCTGATGATTCAGTAAATTTTAGACGTATGCATCTACCAAGTTTTTTTACTGGAAATTATTACTCTGAAACTTTAGGGTATAACACTAATTCTGGTTACACTTTAGTATGGGACAATGGAAATGGAAAACCAAATGTTTTGTCTTGTGCAGTTTAAAGTATAAAATCTATTTTCTCAGACCAATCCTCTGGAATGTCTGCATCGATTTTATGGATATACATTTCAAGAGCTTGTTGCGTTTCGTGTCCAGTAATTGGTTGCAATTCTTTTATAGCTTCTGAGTAGCTTTTGTTTTCGGTAGTTCTTAGATATCTAAAAAGATTTGTAATGAAAGAATGACGAAAAGAATACAAACCATATTCTTTACCTAAATTAAATTTATTTTTTACTTTTTTAAATCGCTTACTAAATGCATCTCTTCTTGTATTATCGTCTGTATTCCATTCTGCTGGTTTATCTTTTAAGGTAAATAGAAAGTTCTCCTTATTATGTAGGTGTAAATTCATAGCTTTTACATCCTCTATAAATATACTAGGAATGCGTTTTGTTTTTTGAGGTTTGTTTTTTGCTTTAAAATATAAAAGACTTTCTTCTAGGTTTACATCTTTTACTCTTAATCTGTTTACCTCTACTGGTCTTAAAAAAGAATAGGCTACAAATTTTATATACAATAATAGGTAGGGGTCTTTATTTTTTAAATAATCTACAATATCTTTTAGTTCTTTTTTTGTAAAGGTTCTATCTGTTTTTGGTTTTGTTTTTTCGTTACCTATATCTTTAATAAAATTCCTATCTATTAAATTAAGTTTGTTTTCCATTATAGTAAACAGAGCTGATAAAGATGCTTTTGAGTTGTTGCGTGTTCTTGCAGATGTTTCTTTTAGTTTTTTATTTAAGAATTTAAGAACAACAGACTTTGTTAAATCATTTATGTCTTTTGTTTGATCGTATTTAAGAAAGTCTAAAAATTGGTTCTTTGTGTGAAAGTAGTCTTTAGATGTTATTTTAGAGACAGATAAAGTACAATGTTCATAAGCTAACTCTAATGCTTCTTTTATAGTATGTGCTTTTTTTTCATCTTCAAAATCATTTAAATTAAAAGGAGAGTATCCATTTTTGATTGCAGTCTCTAATCCAAACTTTAAATTTTTTAAATGCCTTACTCTATCCTCAAACTTTTTAAATTTATTAACCCCCCCTTTTAAATGACTTTGCCTTTCTAGTTTGTTTGTATTTGGATTTCTAAAAGACCATCTTAAATACCAAGATTTTTTAAGTGCTTTTGTTTTTTCACTTTTACTTAAATCTTTCCATTCATTGACGTTTATTCCTCCAGTATAAAAAGAAATAGTGTATTTTTTTTGCATTTTATTTAAAACATCTAGTGCGTACTCTACAACGTATTTTTGAAGTATTTTTTTGTTTTTCTTCATGCAAAAACGATTTAAATTTTACACCTAAATCGTTTTAATACAAAGAGTTATGTTTACTTTTAATTTTGTAGCGAAGACGGGATTTGAACCCGTGACCTCAGGGTTATGAATCCTAAGGCAGATTTACAAACCCCTATAAACATTGACTTTATACATTGTCGATTTATGATTAATGACAACTAAATAACGTACTTTATATATTGCAATTTGGTTGAATTTTTATTATATTGCTAAATGTAAATATTTTTATTTACAATATGAAAAAATAGTAGTAAAACCCTCTGAATATAAAAATTGTTATAAAAGATAATATTTAAAAATAAATATTATTTATCCCCTATTATAGAAATTAATATATTAGATAAAAAATTTAAGTTATTGAAAAATATTAAATCTGATCCAGATTATTACATAGAAATAGTAAAAAAAAATAAAAAGATTATAAAAAAATTAAAAAATGAAATAGGAAAAAAGAAATTAAATATTATTCTTTCAAAATTTGAATAGCTCTTTTTTGACTTTCAACTTCAAACCATAAACCATAGACTTCTGTCTGTAAAAGTTTATGGTGGTTTTTTATTACATCAGATGCTAAATCTTGCATTTTGATTCTTTCCTCAGTCCCTAAAGTTATATTATTAGTATCGTTTTCCATCGCTTTAGTAGCAAAATCAATAATAATTTCTTTGGTTTTTCTTTGTGGATTAGCAACTTTATTGCTAAGTATTTTTCTAACCCCAGCCTCATTTAAACCAGTGTTGTTGTGGATTTCGTAAGCTGAAAATCCTTTATCTTTTAGGTAGATAATACTATCTTCAAAAGTCATTTTTATTATTTTTTTTAAAAAGTATCGTTTTGTATCGTAAAGTATCGTATCTTTGTTGAAAGATTGTTAGTAAATATACAAAATAAAAACCAAAAATGAAAGAAATTTCCCTACAAATCTCTGAAAAAACACACCAACAAATTCTACAAAACTGCTTCATAAGATTAGACAGAGCATCTTATAAAGGAAGCACTATTGATTCTGTTTCTTTTTACAAACAATTTAACACAAGCCAATACTTATTTGAGGTATTTGGAGAGGTTGATATTGTTTGGTTGAATGAAGAGAATTACGAGTTTAATAGAGTTAGCTCCATCAGCATATCAATGTATGATGATGCTGGAGAAATGTTTCCAGATGAAAAAATATACGATACAATAGAAAAAAACCTTGAATTTTCAATTTTATAATTATGCCAAACATTATCGAACAACTTAGAAGTACAAGTTTATCAAAAGCTAGTAAATCAAATCAAACCCTTAACAATATAGTTTACAAAGCATTTCATGATGCTCAAACTGATGAACAAGAAATAGCAATTGCTGCAATCGCATACAAATATAATTTGGGTTGCTTGGATGAGTTAATCGGAGTTTTAGAAGTTCAGGGATCAAAACTTCCTTTTTAACTCTTGTCTCCTTTAGAACAAAATATAATCAATCTATTACCTACTCTTTCTGATGAAGCTAAGAGCAAGGCTCGATTAGTTTTAGGGGAGAATCCAAGTTTTACCAAGAAAAAAAAGACTAGCAATCACTTGACAAAACAAGAAGCAGTAGTGCTAGTTAGAAAAATGTTAAAAATATAAAATGCAAAACCCCCAAAAAAAATTAGCTGAATACATAATTCAAAACAAAGAAAAGTTTTCAAAGCTAGAAATACAGAAAGCACAACAATTTTTATTTAACGTGGAAGTGAACGCCACAACAAATCGTTCACATTAATTAATAATTATTATTATGGGATTTCTTAAAAGAGAAATACAAACAAGTGTAAATCCAACGTCTAAATTTTTAGAGTGGAAAAGTAACAACAAGTCTTTTGCGTATTACGACAAAGAAACTAAACAAAATGTAGAGGTAAAACTGCCTATTACATTTATTGTATTAGAAGAGTATCATTGTATCAAAGGGTTCTCTGATTCTGACCAGACTGGAATATACTCTAACGAGGTATTGCAAATTGGTACAGAAGAAATGGAAGTTCGTTCTTACAAGGGTAGAATCATTGCCAAAGGTTTATACAAAGACATCAAAGGAGCAGTAAATGCTGCTGGTGGTAACTATCACAAATCTATTTATGCAGTAACCAAAGAAGGAGAGTTAATCAACATTTCTTTAAAGGGTGCAGCAGTTAGTAAATGGAGTAAGCTAGTTGAGAAAGGAGCTTGGAAAAGATTAAGTGATGAGTGGATATCTATTGAATCTGCAGAGGATCACAAGAAAGGTATGGTAAAATACTCTACACCAAACTTTGTCTTTAATACATCTTTATCAGAAAATGAATTTAAGACTGTAAAAGCAAAAGCAACAGAACTTGAAAACTACTTAACTACATATTTTGCAAAAGATGTGGTGGTTGAAGATGTTGCAGAGTTAGATGGAGTTGAAGCATTAGAATCTTTAGACTTTTAATATGTCTAAAGATTTATTCTTCCAGATGCGTGAGCAAGAAGTTGCTCATTTATTAACAGAGGTAGAAGAGGGCAATATTGCTGCCCTCTCTACTTATGGAAACCTAAAAAAATGTCAAGCATTATACACACAAGCTATAAAGCAAATTGAAGAAATAGCTTTTGATGAAGCTGACAACTACTCTGAAAAAACTTTTGAAGATTCTGGATTCTTTTTTGAAAAAAGAAACGGAGGTATAAGATTTTCTTTTAAGCACATTGAAGAATGGCAAGACTTAGAAAAAAAGAAAAAGGAAGTAGAAGAAAGAAGTAAACAAGCATATCATGCTATCCAAAGAAGATTACTTGTAGGAACAGAAGATGGAGAAGAAGTTGAAGTACCTAAAGTAACTTATACAAAAAGCTCATTAATCGTAAAGTAAAAACTATGTCAGCAGAAACATCAGATAAAGCATCAAACTTAATAAAAGCATTTGAAAGAAAAGAAGCCTTAAACCTAAACTTAACTACAGAACAATTCACTGAATTGAATAATATATTGTGTGAATTAGCAACTGAAGAGTACTCAAAAGGTTTGGATAGAGGTTACGAAATATCCAGAAGATGAAAAGTAAAATAGACAGAATGGAAAAATTCTTGGATTGGATGCATAATAAAGTAAAAAGCATTCACAAAATTACAAACCAGCAGTTCGTAAATATCCTTGAAAAGATGTAAAGGTCGAAAGTGCGATTTAGTTGGGACTATGAGACCCCCCCAAAATAATAAAAAAAAATAGGAGGGGGGTATAAAACACCTTAGCAAAACGAACTTTCGAACTATTGAGTATTGATAGGGGCTACAGAGTTTCCCAAAGGACGAAAGTTCGAAACCCAAATAAAAAAACAATAATGAAAGACCAAAAAGTATCAGTTTTTAAGGATTTATTCAAAGCTTCGGACGTTCCGTTTGTACTTTCTTTGGAAAAAATCGTTGAAAGGATCAAAAAAGGGACTTCAAAAAACAAAATCGACCTTATAAGAAATGGAGATAAAGAGAAAAAGAAACGATTACCATCAATAGTTTTTGCTGGTAAATTCTCTGAGAGAAATAGAAAGGGATTAGTGTCTCATTCTGGTCTTATGGTCTTAGATTTTGACAAGTTCCCAAACACAAAAATACTAAAAGAACAACAAGCTATTCTAAAACAAAACAAGCACGTTGTTTTATTATTCATTTCTCCTAGTGGAAATGGTTTAAAAGCAGTTGTTAGAGTACCAAATACTTTAAACGAAGAAACACACCCAAAATATTTTAAAGCCTTTAACAAGCAGTTTAAATATGATTATTTTGATATATCTAACTCTAATGTAGATAGAGTTTGTTTTGAATCTTACGATCCAGATATCTATGTTAATTATGAAGCTGAATGTTTTAACACTGAAATAATAGATGAAGGGTATGAAGCAGCAGTTAAAGTACCTCTATTGAAGCTCGAATCAAACGATACTATCATTAATAAGATAATGAAGTTTGGTTGGAAGAAAGACTTTGTAGAGGGCGAGATGAACAATTATGTTTTTGATTTAGCTGGTGCAATGTGTGAGTATGGAGTTTCTGAAAGTGCAGCAGACCAATACATAATGTCTGAGATTGTAAAAGGTAGATGTAAGAATGAGAAGTCAAAGCAAAACACTATTAGGAATGCTTATAAAAGTAGGGTAGCAAACTCTAAATACTTCGAGGATTACAATAAGATTACCAATATTAAAAAAGACCTTAAAAATGGTAAAGACTTTGTTTTAAAAGAACATAAAATAACAGAGGAGGTTTACGATAAAATAAAAGATGATAAAGAGGTTATTCAGTTTTGGTTTCTTAATAAGAATGGAGATATAAAAATTGATGCTTATAAGTACAAGATTTTCTTAGAAGGTAAAGGATTTAAGAAATACTTTCCAGAGGGTGCAAAGAAGCCTATTTGGGTATCTATAAAGTCTAACATAGTAAGAGAGACATCTGTTGAAATTATTAAAGACTATGTACTAGATTATTTGCTAGATAAAAAAGAAATAGAGGTTTGGAAGCTATGTGTAAACTATGCTTTATTATTCTCTGAGACTTATTTACTAATGCTTAAATCTATTGAGCTGAGAATGCTTAGAGATGAGAAAGAGAAATCCTTTATAGCATATCAAAACGGAATACTAGAGGTAACAAAAGAACAAGTTAATCTTATTGGCTATGTAGATGTTGAGGGTTATGTATGGGAATCTCAAATACTTAAAAGAGACTATGTAGAACATAAAGACTTTAGTAATGACTATCAAACCTTTGTGTACAATGTTTCTAATAAAACCCCAGAACCCTTAGAAAGTGTTATTGGATATCTTATATCTACCTATAAGAATAAGATGAACAACAAGGCTATCATATTAAATGATGAGGTTATATCTGATTTCGCAGAGGGAGGTACTGGTAAAGGATTACTTGTACAAGGACTTAAAACAATTAGAAAGACATCAATATTAGATGGTAAAGCATTTGATGACAAGAAAGGTTTCCCATATCAAACTGTCTCTTTAGATTCTCAGATTCTTGTTTGGGATGATGTAAAGAAAGGATTCAACTTTGAAAGCAAATTCTCCTTAGTAACAGAAGGATTAACAATAGAGAGAAAGAACAAAGATGCAGTAAAGCTTCCAGTAGAAGATTCTCCTAAGATTGTAATTTCTACAAACTATGTTATACAAGGCGATGGTAATAGTCACGATAGAAGAAAGCATGAGATAGAGATTGCTCAATACTACGGAAAAAACCTCACACCCTTTGAAGAGTTTGGCAGACAATTGTTTGATGATTGGAGTGGAGAAGAGTTTGAGAAGTTCGATAACTATATGATTTTCTGCTTACAGAAATACTTAAACAATGGATTGATAGTACAATCTTCAAAGAACTTAAAACTTAGAAAGGTAATAGCTGAAACATCAAAAGACTTTATAGACTGGATTAAAGATGATAACATACTATTTGATAGTAGGAATAACAAGTCTGATTTCTTTCAAAAATTCATCAACGAAAATCAAGATTATAACAATAAGATATTTAAGAGAAATACATTCAACAGATGGATTCAAAAGTATTGTGCTTATAAAGATTATGAGTTTGATCAAGGAAGCTCAAATGGTGTTAAATGGTTTACCATATCAAAAACAATAGAACAACAAAAAGAAATAATAATTGACGAAATACCCTTTTAAAATAAATGGATAAAAATTTTAATGAAGTAACAGATAGAATAATTATGATGTCTGGAATAGATATTTTTAAAAATACAAGAGTAAACGAATACATAGAAGTCAGAGCTTTAACTTGTTTTATTTTACATAAGAAGCTGCATATGGGATATTCAAAAATTGCTAGAAACTTTAAATCAAATGGTAAAAAAATGGATCACGCAACTGTTATTCATGCTGTAAAAAGATATCCAATTTACAGAAGTACTAATAATAAATTAAAAATGATGGAATCTTGTTTTAAAATAAAAAAAATGGATTTGATTAACTATAAAGAAATTGACCAAATAATTTTCTTACAAGAGAAATGTAAAAAAATACAAAAGAAAAATAGAGAGCTTAAAAAAAATATACATGAATTAAGCTATAAGAAAGTGAAGTTTACAACAGATGAGGAAAAGCTACTTATGATGTTTGATGGTTTGTCTAAAGTAAAAGTAGAAGAAGTAATAGAAAAAATAAACCTATTAAAAAACTCTTGGACTTGGAAAGAAAAGAAAAATATTGACAGATGCGAGATTATAGAATCATCTTCTGGTATTAGTGATAGAGCATATTAATATGCAGTTTAGACCATACCAAGAATCAATTATAGAAGAAGGCACTAAAAGACTATCTAGGCTTCGCATCATACTATTAGCTATGGAGGTAAGAACTGGTAAAACACTTACCTCTCTAGGGATAGCAGATAATATGGATATAAACTCTGTTTTGTTTATAACTAAGAAGAAAGCTATCTCTTCTATTGAAGCAGACTACAAGCTATTAAACCCTAGCTATTCTTTAAAGGTTACGAACTATGAAGCAGTACACAAAGTAAATGGTAAAGACTATGATTTAATAATAGTAGATGAATCGCATTCACTTGGTGCATTCCCTAAACCATCTCTAAGAACTAAACGTATCAAGCAAATAATAGGGAAGAAGTATTGCATCCTATTAACTGGAACACCAACACCTGAGAGCTTCTCTCAAATCTTTCATCAGTTCTGGATATCAGAGTTTACTCCATTTGTAGAGAAGTCTTTTTATAAATGGGCAAAAGGTTTTGTGAACGTAACACAAAGAAAGATAAACGGATATAATGTAAACAACTACTCGGATGCTAAAGAGAATCTAATTAACCAGAAAGTATCTAAGCATATTATCTCATTCTCACAAAGTCAAGCTGGGTTTACATCTAAAGTAAACGAGCATATCCTGGAGGTAGAGATGAAACCTACAACGTATGCACTTGTTAAAAAGCTAGAGAAAGACCTAGTGTATGAAGGAACAAACGGAGGAATAATATTAGCAGATACACCAGTCAAACTAATGCAGAAAGTACTACAACTTTATAGTGGTACGGTAAAGCTAGAAGATGGAGCTGCAACAACAATAGATGATAGTAAAGCAGTCTTTATAAAACAAAGGTTTAGAGCTAACAAAATAGGAATCTTTTACAAGTTTAAGCAAGAGTTAAAACTATTGCAGAAAGTGTACGGAGATAACCTTACAACAGACTTAGAAGAGTTCAACACAACCAATAAAAATATAGCTCTCCAGATAGTATCTGGTAGAGAGGGAATTAGTTTATCAAAGGCAGACTATTTGGTTTACTTCAACATTGACTTTAGTGCAACTAGCTATTGGCAAAGTAGAGATAGACTAACAACCAAAGAGAGACAGAAGAACGATGTGTATTGGGTATTCTCAAAAGGAGGATTAGAGCAAAAGATATACGAGAAAGTATTACAAAAGAAATCATTTACAACGAAGCACTATGAGCGAAGCAACGTATCAAAGTAAGTTGATAAAGAAACTTGAAGCAGATGGTTACTATGTGCTAAAGCTGATTAAGACGAATAAGAACGGAATACCAGACCTAGTGGCTTTAAAGCCTAACGATGTTAAAT